ATTACATGGCAAAGGAGAAGTGTGCTCTATAACAAGTCTAGCCGTTCTGCTATAATTGCCACTAAATTCTTTCTCCCTATCATCAGTCACTAATACAATCGGATCATTACTCGGAGTAGAAGACTCCCTGAAAACTTCCTCGTCAAGCGTATCTATATCTGGACCTATCCTAGCAGCCGCCGAAGCATTGAAACGTACAACCGCCCTGTCAATCCTCTTAATAGCACCCATCGCTGAACCAATTCCCGCACCAACATCTACAGGCTGAATCTCGAGAATATGCTGATACTCTAAACCTACAATAATCGTCTCCATAGCCGTATAATCAGAAGCAATAGTCACTTGACCACTAGCTACCGTAAACTCACCAAGGTAATTGCCATTAGCAGTAACCTGCACTTCCTCACCCTCTAATGAATCTAAATTATAAAGAGTAGTACCCAAAGGTTGATAGTTGAAAACCTCATGGTCTGCTGTATGCTGAACTGTGCTAAATATCTGGAAGTCAGTAATCCTAGTGTCTGTTACAGAAAAATCATTATTTACTTTAGCTGAAGCATCAAAAGCAGCCCCAATTCTAATAATATCAATAGTCGTGTTCCTGGTTCCCGTACTCGTTATTGTTGCGCCTATCTGCTTTCCATCAATAAATAGTCGAGTCGCACCTGTAGTAAAATCATAATTTATCTCAATAAGATATAAACCATTCGATGGTGCATAATCAGCAGGAACTGCAATCGTTGTCGGAGCAATTATCGCTGCACCAGAAGAACTCTTAACTCTAAAACTTAACTCCCCTACTGTTCCTGTGTAAGATAATGAAATCAAGTTATCATCACTAATCGCTGACTTCGCTATACTAAACAGTGTCCCCGCGCTCGCACGAAGATCAGATCTAAACCTAATACATCCCACTTGAGCAGAATCAGCATTAGCTGTTCCATCATATGAAATAGAATCTGTTCCATCAAATAAAGCTTCACCAAGAGAATAAGTAAGAGTCCCCGTCTGTGTACCAGTCCCAGTACCACCAGAAGTTAAGGCGTTTATACTGCTCTTTAGTGGAACCCAAAAAGTAGCCGCCGAAACTCGTCTGAAAACTAACGCAGAATCAGAAAATATAGGCAAACGAGAACTGTCATCAACATCAGGATTAAGTGTCGTCTCATAAAAATCTCTCCCTAACTTTTCTAAAAAAACAACAGGCAACGAATTTATAGTTCTACTAACTAACATATATAATTCGTCATGCTCATTATTCTTAGAAGGAATAGAAACTAAATCTATTACTCTCCCATCCCCACCTATTGAATGATAATGAAAGGCAACAACAGAATTTTCACGCGACTTAGTACAAGCAAATAAGAACCCATTGTTATCTATAATCCAGATAATATTATTATCTAATGCTTGATAGGCAATCCTCTTTATCTTAGGTTCAACTGTCGCTCCAGACAAAACCACTCTTCCCTTACGCGGCATATGTTCTGCTAGAAAAGTTACCTCTGGAGAAACATACCCCTGGCTCCTATCGTCAAAAATAATCTCACGTAGTTTTCTAAAACCACGTTGAACGAATATAGGAACGTCATCAATATAAACTGGTTGTCTATACTCAGAACCAAAAGAAGTTTGAGGTCGCACATCAATATTATCCCTCTCAAGTGCTTTAACTACAAATTCTCTAGTCCTTGTTCCAACAAGTAAATCTTGCCCAGAAGCCATAAGCCATGTAATATCCGCAACCTCTTTAGGTGAAGACAGATCTCCATACCAAGGATCAGATGCATCTTCTGTACCACCAGAATTTAATATTACAAGATTAGTCATCTCGAAAATATCAAACAATTGTGATCTCCAAAGTCTATTCGGGAATGTTCTAGTCCCACCAAAATATAAAGCACCATTGAAATAAGCTACAGTCCTTGGCCATCCCCGATAATTAGACCATGCCTGCTCAAACCAATTCTTTGAACCCGCAGTTACTCCACCAGGTAAAGTCCTGGTGATAACCCCTGTTGCCGTAGTTCCATTAGTTACCGTAGCAACATATAAAACTCCAACAACACCACTTATTGAAAATGCTATTTGACTTCCTACCATTGTGGAATCAAAAAAAGAAGCACTGCACGTTAAGTTAGTCGCACCTACAGCAGTCGCTGATGAAGTTATCGTTACATCAGATAAATTAATATCTTGAAAAGGCATTGGACCTGTATCATTAGAACCCGTTCCTCTATATTGCATATGGTAAGGAACCGTGGATAACTCTCCACGAGAAGTTCTTACTATGCAAAAAGGAGGAAAATTATTGTGGGTAAATATTAAAACACCACCCGCTTGAGTATATTGCATCTCTGCTAATGTAGTATCATCTTGTAGAAAATCATTTTCAATAGCACTAGTTAATGACGTTGAAGCTCTAGCTGTAGCTGGAATTGAAGTATCCGCAACTATGTTTTGAAAGTTATCCCATCTCCATGTCCCATCATCTATTAAATGATACTGAATCCAATTGTCTGCGAAACTATCTTGATATTGATTGAAAACAATTAAATATTTTTCATCTTCTGCATAAACAAAGGGAATTATCCTTGCACCATCATTTATTACTTGATTACTCGCCTCTATTGGTACTCGATCAGTTATATACTGGGTTCCTACTCTACGAGCAGCTCCACCTTGAGGATACACAAGCATATTCTGGACAGTCCGACAAGATCTCTTGTATATTTCTGAATCCATTCGCCCGTACATTTTAGGACTTACCTCTCCATTAATGAAATTATTAATTATCTCATTAAATCTTGGCATCCTAACTCCTTACACGAATAAATTCATCAGCAACAATTACGTCTTGTCCTTTTTCTTGGGCATCAAAACTTCTAGCCATAGCAAGCGAAGAATCATATAACTTAAACATATTTGCCTGAACAGTCTGAGATTGCACTAGCGCGTAAGCAACATCTGCCGCTAATCTAAAAGCTAAGGCTTCCTCAAAGTCAGGGGCAAAACGTGTTGTATTCGTAACATCTTTTATATATTTAATCTTAACAGCAGTATCATTGCAAAATATTACTTTGTTTCCATCTGTATTATAACCTATTTCCCAATCTCTATCTTGAGGGAGATCTGTCTCTAATACACGAAGAACATCTGAAGGCAATAAAAATTCTTTAGAATAATTATCCCAAACGGGAGTGTTAACTGTTGCCGCTAAAGATATAAAAGCTATTGCGAAATTCCAAGGGTGAGATCTTAAAACTTCTTTTCTTATTCGATCATATTGATCATTCATCATGCGCGCAGCCTTAGTCTCTTCTGTTAAAGAAGAAATTCGTGCCGCACCTATTTTATATAACGCTGAATTACAAATATCTACAGAACTAGTAGCCATATATTACCCCAAATATTAGCGGGGGCCGAAACCCCCGCCTTAAAATTTAGTCTACTACTATGTATGCAAGAACTTCTAGTGTGTCTGTACCAGAGTCAGCACTTGCTTCTGTCCAGTCTGCTTGAACTTCAACTGCTGCGGTGAAAAGCTTGCAGTATCCAGGACGTGTGCTAGGCATCAATTGTTTTTCAATTGCCGCCGCGCCTGGATCAACTTGCTGTATAATGCCATCTGCATCAGCAGCTTCAACTGCTGTGCCAGCAGAATCAAGTTCAGCACTTGCAGCCCAACCAAGATCAAAAATCCCAGTCGCGCCAGCCGCTTCCATGCTCACTTCTACGTGAACAAGTCGTGCGCCTTTCGGAATTGTGAACAAGCGAACTAAACCGCTTGTACCAAATTCATCCGCCGTATCGACAACATAAGAATCATAAAGAACTCTCATACGTCCATAACTCATTGTTACATCTAACATCTCTGAAGGAGTTGATTCCTTAAGAGTTAGATTCGCTCCCTTTACTGTCGTTAATGTAGCCATCTTAAACCTCCGTTAAATTAAACTTCTTTTGAAAACCCAATAACCACTTTAGCTTCTTCTAAACGAGTCGCGCCAATTCCCATTGAAGCGTAAACTTGTGTAGAATAAGACTTATCTGGTCGTGGATCAATCTTAACATTTACATCATCTGCTGTTGCAAGCAATAATCCGTCTTGCGCCCAGAAAATAAGACGACGTTGACCGATAAGTGATGTACCAGAACCAATCGCTCCAGTCGAACCACTTCCAGACAATGCATCAACTTGTTCAAGAAGTCGCTCTAGACGATGAAACTTGAAACCCATGAATGTGTCAACTTGACCCATAACAAGAGCTTTTACATTTGCATAGTCTGCGCTTGTAACTTGTGTTTCACCAAGTAAAGCCTCAAGAGCTTCAGCGTTGATTGCAGAATGTCGTGAAATTGATTCATCAACATCGTTAGCATCAAACTTACGTTTAATAGCGCGAAGTGAACGAACATTCAAAGCAGTCACGTTAGTAGCATCATTACATGCATACTGTTGAGCTGTGCCAATTGCAATTGAAGTTGAACCTGTTTCGCCACCGAAAGCTGTGCCATCAGCAGCAGCAATGATAACGTCATCTTTTGCACGACCCATTGCCCAAGCAGCCGCTTCAGCATAAGGACCAGCAGGGTCCATAAGAAGTCGTCGAAGATCTTCTGGGTCAATTAGATCAGCCCATTCGTAATCCGCAAGCGTTACACGTCTACGAGAGTGTGCGCTATCGATTTGTGGCGTATCTGCATGACGACTAGTTTTAACAACCGCAGTTGCTGAACCAAGACGATCATAAAAAGCTGACTTTCCGTTTTGAGATTCATTGCGTACAAATGATTGTAGGCGTGAACCTTTTTGTTGAGATAAATGCATGACTTCGGATTTGTATTGTTGTACAAACGCCGTGGTAATTTCGCTAGACATTATGTCCTCCGTTGTAAAAATTAATATTTAAAAACCAATTTTAAGTCTACGAAGAATTACCCGCAAACACGGATTCTATCTAACGGGAATCTGACTCAAGATTTGCCCCAGGATTTATTCTACCCCGAGGCAATACTTTGTCAAGATGGAAAAGCAGTCTTATATAAATTCTGAACCTCTTGCTTCGCAGCCTTATGAGAAGGATGCGCCGGATTCCTATACGGATGCTGTGGATTTCCCTGAATCTCCTGAGCCTTTAATAAAGCTTCCCCAGGTGTAAGTCCAGATAGTGACCCCTCACCTTGGCCTAGCATAACATCTTCTTTGAAAAACTTAGCCGCATTAGCAAGCATCTTAACTACCGCTGGATGAGATCCTAGACCATCCTCTATCAATCTTTGACGTAAAGATTCATCAGGCAATAACTCCTTAAAAGCAACATTCGCCTTCCGAGTCTGAACCTCATACGCCTCGCCCCACTCCTTCTTCAAATATTCTTGATCCGCTTGAAGTCTATTCTTTAAATCTTCCTCACCCTTGGCACTAGTACCCTTGGCAATTTCATAATATTTACCAAATATTTTCTCCATCTGAAAAGGTAATACCCCAGCTTCATGTGCAGCTTTATTTAATTCATTAACAAAATCTTGATTCACTTCAGAATCTTTAGGCATATTATATTTGTAATCTTCTATCTTCTCTGGATTGCCAAGCTTTGAAAATATCTGCTTCCAATCTTCAGGAGTCGCATGCTTATCTGGAACTGGAATCTTGTTCCCAATAGCTTTCTGAGCATGAATATATGACTTGACTAATCCCTCAACACTCGTAACTGATTTCATACTTGGATCTTCTTGTAATTCCTTAGCAAGAGAACCACGTACCGCACTCCAATCAATTCCTGCTGCCGCAATCGGAGGAGGCGTCGCCGCACCCGCTGGAGGTGGTGAAGGCGGCTCTGTCGGAGGAGGTGTCCCTCCACCCGCTGCTGCACCATCGTTATTTAATACATTAAATAATAATTCCCTTTTAAATAATGACATCACTGTCTCCTTGTAAATGTTGTTCTTTAATATCTTCTTCTAATTTATTTAAGTCTAATCTAACTTTGTTCATTACCTGAATAATTACATTCCTCGCACCTTCATTAAAAGCCGTGGCATATGGATTATCATTGTAAGAAGTTTGCATGAACCCGTGAACCTTCATCAAATGACGAAGCACTCTGCGGCCTTCAACAGAATTGAAAACTTTTTGATAGTCAGATACCGTCGCAAGTACCTGACTTCCACCTTTTTTATTCGACATTACTTACTGTCCTTTTCCTATTGCTGGTGCAATATTGTTAACCTTCTCAGAGTTCTCCATCTCTTGCTGTTGCTTAAGAGCCTGCTCCTGAGCCTGTTGACGAGCTTCTCTTATAGTCTCTATTTCTTGTCTAGATCTTAATACTTTTATCGGAGCACCGTATATCGCAAAATTCTCCCTGATCCATTTGTCAGAGTCAATGTTATCCATTGCATTCGGATCATATGTGATAATAGGAGCACTAGCTTGCAAAGCCCCTTGAAGAGCTTCTGATTCACTCATCCTTTGAGCACGAGCAATCGGACTAGAATATAGAACATCTAACTCTACATTCTGAATCTCTGGAGGTGGTTCACCAATAAGGACACCAGTTCCACCATCGCGACGAACTACAATATCTATAACTCTATCTAACAACGGACGTAGAAATTCAGTCTGCTGTCTGCCAAGAAGAGGACCTAGAAAACGTAATTGCTCCTGAACCCTCTGATTAACTTCTACAGTTGTCATTCTGTCATTGTTTGTAAGATTTAATTTATCAACAAAGAAAGATTCTCGCACCCTCTGTTGACGCTCTCTCATCGCCTCATAACCAAAATCAATTCTGGAATCATTAAAAATTGGCATCGCTCTGTCATTTGAACCAGCTCGATAATAATTAATACCACCAGGTTGAGTATTAAACGGCCTTACAAAACCATCATCAGGTAACTGAATAGGCGGATCTACAACCTTCTGAGCACCCTTAAGCGTAGTCTTTGACATTATATTCAAAGTCTTCGCCTCTGGCAAAGCTGTCATACCAGGAGATCTTCCGTAAACTTCTCCTGATGTCTTCGACCATCTACTTATAATATACGGGAATCTTCTGTATCTTCCCTCTTTAACTAATTTCTTGCTCGCCTTTAACACATACAAAGATAAGAAAGGCATATCCGATCTCGTTGTTAATTGCTCCTTGTACACACAATGTATAACTTCAAACTTCTCCGTAGTGTTCTTCTTGTACGCAGCTACTACCTTCTGCCCTACAACTTCTTCCAGTTGTCTCTCATTCGCTAAATCAATCCCTTTCGCAAACTCCTCAACTATCTGATGAGCCGTCCACTTGAAACAACGATAACATTCTTCGATCATTCCATAAGCGTTCTCTGCTACATATATTTCTGCAATACTCTTTGTGGAAAATCGAACAATCTTGTCACTATCCTCATCTTCTTCAACCGTCATAGTGGCCGTTCCAACAGTCGCAAGATCTAAATAATACTCGTATACCTCTGGCTGAAAATTAGAATTGTTTAACACTCTATGAACAGAACGACTGAACTCCTGCAAGTATTGTACAACCTGATCCATATTGTTTAATTCTTCATTACCTGTCTGAAGCATAAACCAAAGAGTGTTAGGATTAGTTAACATCCCATGCAATGCCGCTACAAGTGTCTCGCATGAAACCATCGCAGTGTTATCATATAAAGTTACCCCGCGCTTTTCCCCAGGGATTACAGTCCGGGTAATATTAGCTTTCCTCGGAACTATATAATCATATAACTCCTGCCAATGAGTCTCCCATATACCACGCTCTGACTTTAATGCTTCCTGTCTACTAATAACTTGATCTGGAGTTAATCTCATCTTAAGCCCTTAATCGGCTTGAACCGACTGAAAACATGTTGCTAGTTCGCAATTGCCGGGAACCCGGTTGATCTACAAGAGTATCATACGCATTCTGTACTTTAGCACGAGCTTTGAATATAGGGTCAATACCCTCTTTAGCTTTAGCAAAATAAGACTTTAGTTGATTTAAACCACCTATCTTCTCA